GATCGGCCTCGTCTTTATCTTTTGCCAATACATCTTGTTCAATACAAAGGGTATAGTAAGTTTCAACTCCATCTTTAGCGTCTGCAATGTCTTTTGTAATCTTACTGTGGTCTATACCACCGAAGTCTGTAAATTTATTATCAGCCTCGTCTTTATCTTTTGCCAATACATCTTGTTCAACAACAAGTGTATAGTATGTTTTTTTTCTGTATAGGTTTTTACCTACTTCATCTTTATTTACCCATATGTCTGTATCTATTGCCATAATGTTCTCCTTTTAGTTTAATTGATATATGTAATCTCTTTTTGTTTTATAATTTTTTGTTAAATCTGGATCAAAATCTTTTCTGAAACCTTGTCTTTCGTATAACTGACCGTAGTCATTAAATAATGATTTGTCGCCTTGAGCGGTATCTTCAAATACATCTTCATAAGTTTGGTAATATTCATCTGGATACATAATCTCAATACCAGTACTACCTGTAAAATTAGTTGCGTCTTCTTTATATTGTCTATCTAAAATATCTTTAATTTTAGTTAATTGTTTTCTGTAATATTTGATTTTTGACATAGGTACATTTTTATAGATAGCAGAACCTATAAAGAAATTAGGATCGTATTGATCTTCGGAATCAATATACTCTCTTTTATATACAATACTAAATGATTTGAAATATTGGTCTGTAAATTTAAGGTTTTTAGTGTTTTCTATATCGTCTTTTTTCATAATATACACATAATATACACTAAAAAGACTATAAAGTCAAGCACAAAAATCGTTGATTTTACTAGGTTTTTAGGAATAATTATGAGAACAAAATGAGAACATCTACTGATTCGACCCATATTTTGCGATATAATACGAGTCAACTATGTCGGTTACTGGATTATTGAGTTTTGTCTGGTCAAACTCTTTCATTAAATCTACGTTGGTGTCTTTTACAAACTGCTCATACATTTTAAGTTTATCTGCATTACCCTTGCCAGTAGCATTCTTCTTTATCTGACCTGGTACTATACTCTCAAATGGAGTACTGCGTTTGTATAGTTTATGTTTTAGGGTCCCCATATTCTCTGCTAGGTTGAATACAAGTCCTTTACTTCCAAATGAGTATCCTTCTATAAAAATATTACTAGTAGTATTATCAATAATAGAAATCGCCCAATCTGAAATCTGGTCGTGTCGTTGTGTCTGGGAGGTATAGGGTAAATGTAGTCTGCCATTTATCTGTCCATTATAAAAATTGCCTTCATATTTTTTTACACTTGTTAGATAGTGTATCTTACAGTTCTCAAATTTAAATTGTCCTGTACATACACATATAGCAGGACTACTTAAACTATAATCAATTCCAATCGTCTTTGTCTTCGTCTTCGTCATCAAATATCGCATCCTCTTCATTTATAGTAGCGTCTGCCCCACAGAAAGGACAATGCTCTGGCTCGTGGTCTTCATCTTCCCATTTCACCCAATATGACACATCACAATTACTACAACTTATTTGTACTTTATTTGAATTTTCGTCTGGCATTATAGTTTAAATTTTTTAAACTGGTCTTTTGTAACATCTTGTTTAACACCACCTATTAAATAACTTTCTATTTCAGTTTCTTGTGGTGCGTTTTGTTGTGATCTGCTATTTAACCAATGTTGTGTCCAAGGTAATGGGTTGTTGTTTGAAGGCTGTTCATATTTAGTTTCTAATCCAATTGCTCTCATTCTTCTATTCGCTATATATTCAACATATTGATGTAATAGTTTTTCTGATAAACCAATCATACTGCCTTGTGAGAAAAGGTGGGTTGCCCAACGCTTTTCTTCCTGTACAGCGTCATCATAAATTTTGTAAACTTCTTTTTCACAATCTTTGATTATTTTTAACATTACTTTGTCGTTCTCTTTATTTCTATATAAGTTAAGAATTTGTTGGGACATTGCAAGGTGTTGGCTCTCATCTCTAGCAATAAGTGAAATGATTTTTGCTGAACCTTCTAATAATTTAAGTTCTCCAAATGCAAATGAGCAAGCAAATGAAACATAAAATCTTATACCTTCTAACACGTTTACAGTTACCATTGCTAAATACAATGCTCTTTTTAAATCATACTCACTAACTGACTTTGGATCTAATTGATACTTATATCCTAAAGTAATCAAATTATCGTATGCTTCTGTAACTGATTTTGATCTCTTTTCAATCTTCTCATCTTCTATAATCGTATCAAAAACTTCACTAGGATTTGAATATAAATTTTTAATTATATATGTATAACTTCTACTATGTATAGTTTCAAAGAAATCCCAAGCAACTATACAACCCTCTAGTTCTGGTAAAGATACAAAGGGTAGAAATGCTAAACAAGGACCTCTACCTTGTACACTATCTAACATTGTTTGATACTTTAAATTACTTGTAAATATAAACTTTTGTGCTTCAGATAATTCATTATAATCGTTTCTATCTTTCTGTAAAGATACTTCTTCAGGTCTCCAAAAGAAACCTAATTGTTGTTGTGCCAATCTATCAAAAACAGGATACTTAAACGTATCATATCTTTGTACTGCTAAATCTGGACCAAAAAACATTTGCTGTTTTGTGGCGTCTAATTTTTTACTCTTATTAAATACACTCTTACTCATTAAATTGTACACGTATCACAGTTTTCTGGATCGTCTTCCTCTTTTTCTTGGTTATCTTCAGGCACATTATCGTGGAATCCAACAGGATGTGATGGTTCATCTTCGTCTTTCTTACTATCATAAGTATTTTGATAATAAGAAGTCTTCCAACCCAATTTATATGTTGTTAATAAATCTTGTGCCATTGTTGATACAGGCACCTGTCCATCAGTATAATTTTCAGGATTGTATGACCAGTTACCACTAATTGCTTGGTCAAAATATTTTTGCATTACAGCAACGATATTTATATATCCTTCGTTCCCTTTCATATCCCAAAGTAAAGTATAAAAGTTCTTCAGTTTAGCATATTCAGGTACTATCTGTTTTAGTGGTCCCTTTTTAGATTTTTTAACAGACAAATAATCTCTAGGTGGTTCAATACCATTTGTAGCATTTGAAACAACACTAGACGACTCACTTGGCATTTGTGCTGATAATGTACTATGTCTTAAACCATGTTCTTTAATTTCTTTTCTTAAATGTTCCCAATCATAAGTTAAATCTCGTTTAACTATTTCGTCAACATCTTTCTTATATGTATCAATAGGTAATATACCATCTGCATATTTCGTTGATTTAAATGCTGAACATGGACCTTTCTCTTTTGCAAGGTCAACACTAGCACTTAATAAGAAGTATTGGAACGCTTCTGTTAATTTATCAACTTGTCTCCATGCTAATTTCTGGTCATATTTGTATCCTTTTTTAGCAAGATAATGAGCAAGTCCAATATAACCAACACCTAATGATCTTCTTGCCTTTGTAGAAACTTCAGCTGCATTAATTGGATACTTTTGATGGTCTATAATTTCATCTAAAGCCCTAACTGCTAAATCACATAAAGATTGTAATTCATCTCTTTGATTTATTTTTCCCACATTGATGGCAGATAAAATACATAAAGCAATTTCACCTTCGCCATCAATGTGTTGTATTGGAGTGGTTGGTAAAGTAATTTCTTGGCATAGATTACTCATAGTCACCTTGTCTTTAAATGATGAGTGAGTATTACAATGGTCAATATTCATAATGTAAATACGACCTGTTTCAGCTCTTTCTTTTAATATATCAAAGAATAGTTTTTGTGCTGATACTTTGGTTTTAGATACACTTGTTTTTCTTTCTGCCTTTTCATAAAGGTCATCAAACTCGGGTGTTCCCCAAGCTTCATATAGTTCAGGTACTTCGTGTGGTGAGAATAATGTTATTTCTTCTTCATTAATAAATCTTTCATAAAATAATTTTGATAACTGTATAGAGTAATCTAATTTTCTAACTCTATTGTCTTCACTGCCTTTATTATTTTTTAAGACTATAATGTCTTCTATTTCTTGGTGCCAAATAGGGAAGTGAACAGTTGCACTACCGCCTCGGACTCCATTTTGAGTGCAACACTTAACGGTAGCTTCAAACTTTTTAAGAAAAGGTATAACTCCAGTGTGTTGGACTTCTCCCCCTCGGATCCTGCTATTGATACCTCGTATTCTTCCAGCATTGATTCCGATTCCAGCTCTCTGAGCGATGTACCTTCCAATGGCCATATCGCCAGAGAAAATAGAAGGTAGGGTATCATCAATATCAACCAATACACAGCTCGCATACTGCCGAAGAGGAGTACGTACACCAGCCATAACAGGCGTAGGAATATTGATTTTGAATTGACTAATTGCGTCATAATATTTTTTAACATATGACATTCTCCTTTCTTTAGGATATTTTGCAAATAAAGTAGCACTTATCATCATATACATAAACTGTGGCGTTTCGTATATTGTGTTAATGCTTCTATCTTGTACCAGATACTTATCTATAACTTGTCTTAATCCTGCATAAGTAAAATCATAATCTCTATTATGATTTATCCAGTTCTCCATTCTATCAAAATCTTTTCTTTGATAGTGTGTAAATATTTCTTTATCGTATAAACCTGAATCTACAACTTTCTTTACGTGGTCATAAAAGTGTGGGTGGTCCCATAATCTACCAATGACTTGTTTTCTTAAACTGTATAATAATAATCTGGATGCTACATATGTGTAATTAGGAGTATTTAAATCAATTAAATCTGCAGCCGACTTTACTAAAATCTGTTGTATATCATTTGTAGAAATGCCATCATAAAATTGAAGGCCACTTTTCATTTCAACTTGTGAAGCTGATACACCTGTTATATCTTCAACAGCATACTCAACCATTTCATGGATCTTTTCAATGTTAAGGGGTTCGGTTCCTCTTCCGTTTCTTTTCTGTACATTTATAGACTCGTATCCTGTGCTTACCATATTCCTCCTTAACTAATACGTTTATATGAATTTAATTGTGTGATTGCTGATAAACCTGAATAGGTGTTATCTGATATAATTTTTTGGACTTGTTCTTTTGACTTACCGTTCATTATCATTTCGTTAATATCTTTTTCTTTTGTTCCTTCTGGCCATATTGTTATCATATAATTTTGGTCTATCATCTTATACATTCTATCTATTATTTCTTTATTTCTCGGTTCATTATCAAAGATAAAAACAACATCTTTTTTTTCAACAGGTAGTTGTAAGTCGGCACCACCAGCTGCTAGACAATTTTCAAGGAACAAACTATCTAATGGACCCTCTACTATGTATAATCTCTTGTGTAGATTAATTCGTTCTAGTCCAAATATTTTTTGTTTGTTCTCCTGTAGTTTTATTGTTAGGTACTTTGGTTGTTCTTTACCAAATGCTCGCCCTTGCAAAGCAAAGACTTCATTATCAACATCATAAAAAGGTATTATCAATCTCGGATGTTCGTAAGCATTATTTAGAGTAGTGAAAGTCCCTGGACGTATCTTATTTACGAAGGCCTGGAACTTGTCGCAATAATATAATCTGTCAAAATATTCTTTTGGCAGTTTTCTCTTTAACAAATACTTTTTCGCTGGATGCTTATCATCCAAAGTACTAAAGGCTTGAAGACCTTGTAGGGGTGTAGATTTTAATTTTGCTTTTGTATCTGTTTTAAATCTATCAAACAGATTATGCTCACTGGTAGGTTTACTACCTTTATATCTTTCTAAAATATACTGATCGTATAAAGGACGATCAACTAGTTTTATAAGATTTGCCAAATTGTGTGAAGCACTACAATTATGACATTTAAAAAACATATCATTTTTAACTCTATAAAGATATGCTCTTGCTTTAGTTTTAGACTTTTTAGAATCTCCGCAAACTGGACATCTAAAGTTGAAAAGATAATCTCTTTTCTTTTTAAACTGTTGTAATCTCGGCTGTATTTTAGATATATAACTTAAATCAATGTAACCACTCATAATAAAAAGTATATACTATATAGTCAAAAAAGTCAAGCAGTTTACCCCACTATTTTTAATATAGTTAATATCTCTGGCATTGACAATCCTATGATGATTGCCGCCCCTATGAGTAAGTATCTATATTTCTCAAATACACCGATCCTACCGTCTAAATTTGACGCTAAAGACTTGATTTCGCACATTAAACGCTTTTCTAATAGTTCAACTTCTTCTCTTAAACCTTCTACAGACTTGTTTAATCTGCCGTGGATATCTTCAAATTTACTGTCACTTTCAACTCTACGATTCTCTAATAAGTTGAATATCGCCTTGTCTATTTCTTCTTGTTTTGATAGTTTTTCCTCGTGTACAGCCAACATAGATTTGATACTTCCAGATATATCTGTTAGTTTATCTATTGCGTTATCAAGTTTTGAGTTGACGTTTGATACTTGTTCAACTTCGTTTTTTAATACTTGTAATTGTGTGAATAACTTTTGAGTATCACCTTGCTCTGCCATTAAAAATTCCTGTCTATCCAATTATTAACAGACCAATTCATATAAAGAAGTAGTCCAAAAAATAAGATTAAGTTTATAGTTCCGTAGTCCATATTTAGTCCGTTTGTATGATTGTAATATTATTCTGGTTGGCACTATTACCAACGTCAAGGTGTTGAGCTTCTTTATCTTGTAGTATCTGTACATCTGCTTCATTAGCAGTTTCAGTTTTAATATAAGCTCTATGATTGTCGTTATATCTATTTATGATTGTGTAATCTCCTGAAGTGGATGCTGTAGCGTCATGGTCATTGTTTAATGTAGAGTATCTTCCTTTTCTAGTTTCTGAAGATGAACCTGTAAGTTCATTTGTTGTAGTAATAGTTTGTGTAATATCTCCTGTTGTATAGTTTAATGATTCACCACTAGCAGTTACTTCAGTTTCAGCACCACTATTATCAACCCATTCAGTACCACATTTAGAGTTTGCTTTATCCCAATAATATCCCCAAGCAGTACAGTCATCTTCATTATCTATATCTGCTAACCAAAGTTCTAATTCAGCGTCTATGTCGTAATCATCTTCGTAAGCATATTCATCT